ATAACAGTTGGCAAATATGATGTTGTTTACGTATCAGGCTCAACACTTCCAAGTAATAGATATGCGGAACTTGAGTTTTATATGGATGCATACCAAAAAGGTATAGTAGATCGTCAAGAAGTATTGAAGAAAACAGAAGTTTTCGACATGGAAGGCGTATTAGAAAGAACAGATACTATCGCAGCCCTTGAGCAACAAGTAGAGCAACTAGAAGAAGACCTGAAAAAACAAGCAGGTGACAATCAAACTCTAGTTCGTGAAAATGTTCACCTCAAGCAGAAAGTAGAAGTAGAGAAGTTTAAAGGTGAATTGGATTCAACATCCAATAAAGCAAAATTAGCTGGAACCTTATTTGAAAAACGTCTTGAAGACAATCTTTCTATGATCGGCAAAGAAATACAGGATGCATCAAAAGACAAATCAACAGACTCACCTTCTAAAGCATCCAAGAAGCAGTCTAAAGAGAGGAAATAATAGCAATGGAAGCTAATGATAACTTGGCTCCTGAAACTCCAGCTCAAGCAGATATACCTAGCTTTGAAGAAGGAATGATGGACACCCAATCAAACACTGATAATACCTTTAACGATATTATGGGATTACCTAATACTGAAGAAACGGCCCCTCCAAAACACGAGGATACCCAACAACTTGTTGAAAAAGAAGTAATACCTCAACAAGATTTTTCTCAGAATGAAGTAGCTCCAAATGAAAATAACGAAGAAGTACGTTATCAATACTGGCAGTCGCAAGCTGCTAAATTGCAGAATCAAGTAAATGAAATGAAAGAGTATCAACCTATGGTTGACTATCTCCGTAATAATCCACAGGCCGTGCAAAACTTAACTCCAGGTGGTCAAACACCAGAAGCAAGTGAAGCACCGACAAGTCAGGAACAGGAGCAATTTCCTCCCCCTCCTGCGCGACCTGAGCAACCTGCTGGGTTTTCTAGAGAAGAAGCATTTTCAGATCCTGCTAGCGCAAGTGGTCAATATTTAGATAGTGTAGATAAATGGCGTGATGATATGCAAACATATAATCAGCTAGCTGCACAATATGAAATTGCCACAATGCGTGAATCGTATAATGAAAAAATCCAAAATCTTGAAGGAATAGAGGCTAAAAGGATTCAAGACGCAGAACAAAGTCAAAAAATGAATGAAGTTAGGGATTATGTCTCTACCAATTATGATCTAGGTGATAAAGTTGATGATTTTTTAACAACTATGAATGACCCTAGCTCAGTAAACATGGATGACCTTGTTGGTTATTATAAGTACAAAAATGGAATTGCAAATGCAGGTCCTGCTCCTGTAGTTAATACAGGAAATCAGGCTAGTGCAACTTTTAATCAGTTAAAAAGAGCACAATCTGTACCAACTCCAATGGGTGTACAACCAGCTCAATCTAATAACCCTACTGAACCTTCTAATGATTTTATGGATTCGCTTATTAAAAATAACAAACAAAATAATATCCTTTAGGAGGGAAAAGAAAAATGGCAGACTTAAAAACAAGTTCTCCATCTGGTGCGTTTTACACGCAAGGTACTACTTCTCCTAGTGTCGATAATATACGAAGAACGTTTGGTATTGGTGATAAAGTTGCAGAATTAGCTCCAGAAACATCAATTTTCTTCTCATATTTATCTAAGCTAGGGAAAAAGGCTACAGATGAAACTGTATGGAGACCTTTAGAATATAGGAATCAATGGCAAAGACGTAATTTCTATGCAGAAATTTACAAAAAAGTGGGTGCAGCTACCTTAGGTACTAATGATTTTACTGGTGCTTTAGCAACAGCTACAGGCTCTGCTGCTGGTGATGTTGTAGTTATTTATACAGACTATGACAAAAACGGCAAGAAGATCAACCTGGGTGGTATCAAAGCTGATGGTAAAATAGCAGCTAATACTGGTACTGCAGCAGCTCACAAAGGTTTTGCTCCAATATTCTTACTTAAAAATCAAATGGTAAGAATCAACGGCTTAGCATATAAAATTGTCGGAGACGTCAATTATTATAAATGGGCATCGTCTACATCTATGACGGTATCTACTAAAGCTGCTGCTGGAACAGAAGCTGGTTTTGTTGCTCTTAACCTTGCTGACCTTAAACTAGTAGAAGACTCTGCGGTATCAAGCCTAGCTGATCCAGCTGCTGCTTGGGACCAAGAAGGTCAAGTGATGGGTTCACAATGGGGTGAAGGAACTGCAGCTCCTGATGGCTTCAGAGATGAATTATCTAGTGTAGAATTTTACACACAGATATTCAAAACTGCTGTTCCATTAATGAGTGGTTCTATGATGGCTACTAAATACAGAGGCTATGCTAATGAATGGCAACGTATTTATGCAGAACATCTAAAAGCTCATAAAATGGATCTAGAGAATGCGTTCTTGTTTGGACGTGGTGCTTACCACAGTGCAGACCAACGTTTCTCTTGGGGTGCTGAGCCTTTCATCAGAGCAAAAGGTAAGAAATATGAAGTAGCTTACTCTGGTTCTGCTGGTTCTACTGCGGGTTATGATGCAAACGTTGGCTTTAGTTATGATGGTATCGTAGATCTTATGGATGATTTCATGAGCTATGAATCTGGAAATAGCGGTCAAAAGCTTTGCTTAACATCAAGAAAAGTTATCAACAAACTGATGAAAACAGGTTCTGGTAACTTCTTAGACAATTCATTTAGTTCTGATACTAAAGAGTTGTTTAATGCTTCTTTAGATGTTAAGAAATCATCATTCATGCCTATTGACATCACATCTGTTTCTACATCATGGGGTTCTATGAATTTCGTAGCACATCCATTAATGAGAAACGATATGGAAGATAAAGCAGTATGTATCGATCTTAGCAATGTGTCTTATAGACCATTAGCAGGAAACGGTGTATCTAGAGATACATTTGTTGAAACTAATGTTCAGAATAATGACATTGACGGAAGAAAAGACATGATCATAACAGAAGCAGGTCTTGAGGTAATGTTACCTGAGACTCACGCTGTTATCGATTTTGTTTAATCTTTAACGAGTTAAATAATGTGCCCCTGGTTAACGCTGGGGGCACTATTAAAAGGAATTAAATGGCATTAAAAACTGATATATTAAATTATGTAGGAGTAACTGACGGAGTCTTTTTTGACGAGTTAGATGAATATGCTCTTTTTACAGAAGGACTGTGGAAAGCTGCTCAATCATTACCTAAAGGTTTATTACTACAGAATGCATCAGCTTTATCCGATCCAGAGAATATTACTGCTAATACAGGTGGTAATGACGGAAATGCTCCTACTGATATATATACCGATGCCGTTCAAGCTATCTTAACAACACAAGATATACTACTTTTAATCGAAAGAGTAGTATCTAAAGTAGAATTGTTTAACAATCAAGTTTCTAAAGAAAAGTATGAAAGTAGGTTTGTAGATAATGTTAAAATATCTGAAAAGCACAGAGTATTAGACTCTAATAGCATTTATCTTGCTACAGATTACTCTCCAGTTTATTGGATAGAAAATGATTCTACAAATGCTGGGCGAATAAAGATATTTACAGCACCATCAACAGTTGCAACTTATGTCCATATTGGATTGCAACCATATCTTGAGAATGGAAAGTCAGCTTTAAGAATATATAAATATTCTAAAGAAACTATAGATGCTAGTACAACAACACTGGCTAACATACCAATAACAGCACATACTTACTGTTATAAGATTATGGCATTACAATTAATAAATGCCTGGTTAGGTAAGAATGCTACTGAAAATGATGATGCAGAAAGTTTTGCATTAATTGCACAGCAAAAACAATTATTAGAAAGTGAAATAGGTCAAGAATTAAAAAACTTTAGGGAGATGTACTAATGACACAGAAAGAAATGTTAGAAATTATACAACAACATCATCCCGATGCAGGCGAAACAGTTATAAGGAAGGCTTTAAATAGAGCGCAAGATGACTTTTCAGCTAGAACAAAGATATTAACAGTTGCATCGGATAATACTGATGTAACAATAGCAAATCAAAGACATTATAATTT